ACAGTTGGACAGTTGGACAGTTGGACAGTTGCAGGTGAACAAAACTACTTTTGTAAATATTTGATTTTATTATATTCACATCAAAACCGGGAGTAGGTGAATGTTAGCTTGCAGGTGAACAAAGAAAGTTAATTAGAAAAGGAGAACAATATGCCATTAAAGAAGGGTAAGAGTAAAAAGGTTATATCAGAGAATATCAAGACAGAGATGGAAGAGGGAAGGCCACAGAAGCAAGCTGTCGCAATAGCAATGTCGAAAGCGAGCAAGGCTAAGAAGAAAAAGAAGATGATGAAGAAGCTGGAAGCTAAGCATGATGACTACACAGAGACTATGAAGAAGGCAATTATTTAAAACTAGAAAGAACTAGAAAGAACTAGAAAGGGGATTTATATGGAACTACGAAATGGTTGTATTTTAACACAAATGAAGGAAAGGGGAGAAGAGAAGACCAAAGGCGGCCTCTATATCCCTGATGCCTCTATTACCGTTAAAGAAGTGTATACGGTGGTAGAGAAGGATGATGTTAATGTCAGGACAGTTGTAAGAGGTGATAGATTGATACTCCTAAACAATACACCTGAAAAGATTAGGATATTGGATGAAGTATTCTACCTTTGTCACGAAGATAACATTGTAGCAGTTCTTACATGAGAGGGTGCTATGAAACTAATTAGAGATGTCTTCTACGATGAAATTAGCAAGGATGCTTTACAATTCCACATCCGAAGAGATAAGCCAATAAGTATAACTGTACCAAGAGATATGGTTGCTAATGTTCAGAAATGGATAAAGGAACTACATCTGGAAAAATTAGGAATCATTGTCAAAGGTGGAAACTGTGCTACCTCAACATATTATGATGAAACATTAGAAAAAGCAAAAGCTGAGAAATTACAAGAAGATAAATATAAACAAGAGGAAGAACAGTACAAAGCTAAACAGATGCAGCGTAAGGAGTATTTCTAATGTCAGGAAGACATCCAAATTTAAGGAAAGACCCATTGGAATATAAAATTGAACGGTTAGAAAAGGAATTAGAACTTACCAAGAGGATAATTGAACTTGAGAAACAATTGGCAGAACTTCAGAAAGCTATTCGAGCACCAGTTTGTCCTTTTATTCCTCTGATTCAACCTTCTACTATTACCTGCTCCAAGCCTCTTATCAAAATCAAAAGCTATGACTTTAACTTTCTTAACCTGCTCCAACCTTAACAATGATACAAATTCTTCAGCTGGAGGTTGCAAATGTCTATCTTAACTACATTATTTGGTGGAGGTACAGCCGCAGTCGTCACCTCTGTTGGTTCTACCGCTGAAGAAATTAGGTCAGCTATAACTGGTAAATTATCACCAGCAGACCAAGCCTTAATTGACCAGAAGTTAATAGATTTAAAAGGTAAAGCTGAAGACATTCAAGCAGCCGTTAATGACGGTCAAGCTAAGATTAATGCGATAGAGGGTGCTTCGGCAAGTATGTTCGTAGCAGGTTGGCGACCTTTCCTCTGCTGGAGCCTTTCCATAGGTTTCAGTTATCAATATGTTTTATGTCCATTTACTAATGCTTTCATTAAATTGTTTGGTGGAACATTAGCAATTCCTTCAATAGATTTAACAGTTGTCACTCCAATATTACTTTCAGTTCTTGGTGTTGCACGAACAGTCGAGAAGATTCAAAAGGTACAGAGAGATAACATGGTACAATAGATGTTCAAAACATTAGTAACAATACTCCTCCTTCTGTTCCTCTGTTCGACAGCCTACCCTTGTGACCTATGGTTATCTACTTCTACTATTGAATATATCCAAATCAAGGATAGTCAATATGTTCTAAAATCATATCCAACAATGAAAGATTGTAAAAAGGCTGAAGTTGTTATACAGGATAACTGCGAAACATTAGCAGCTCTTGGTGGAAAGATTAAATTAACATGTGAAGTTGGACATATCAAAGCATCCGATGGAAAATCGGAAATAAATTATAGATATCAATGTCATTAAGGAACGATGGATTACTTGATAAGCTAGGCGAATATCAAACTAATCTGAGGGCAAAAGAATTATCGCTTAAATAAAAATATGAAGGTGGTAGAATCAAATGAAAAAATTTATGGCTATGTTATGGTTAGGAAGTTTGACTTGTATTTGTTTATTTAGTTATTTGATGACTGTACCTGTCTTAGCTGGAGAAACTAATACTTATAGTACAGGAGTTAATAACTTTAGTTCCATTTCTCCATTAAGTATTATTGTTGAATCAATTCTTACAATTGTTTTAGGTTTCATAGGATTTAGTGCAGCCAGATTATATTTGAATATGAGAGAAGACCATCTTAGACATGTAGAAGATAATAAGGTTACATTCAAAGAAGACCGTGAATTTATGATAAAACTTAATGAAAAGATTGATGCTCAAACTGAAAAAATGAATAAGTCTGATGAAAGAATTATAAAAGTTGAAACTCTTCAAAACGTATGTAAAGCATGTCCTAATGATTGTGATAAAGGATAATAATTAATGCTGATTGTAATAAGGAGAAGAAGTAATGGATAAGAAAGTTAAAGTCATAGCTTTTGATTTTGATAAGACGCTTGCATATATAACAGAAGATGAAGGTTATGATAGTCCAATTAAAGACCTTGACATAATTCCTAAATCTAAAGAAATGATTTGTGGATGGATTGAACAAGGAATTGAAGTCTTTATTTTCACCTGTCGTCCTGAAGGACAATTCAAGCAAATTAGGAAATGGCTTGATGATAATGATTTGCAGGATATTAAAAGAATTGTTCATAAGGAACATGCCGATTATTACTACGATGATAAGGCAGTAGAGATGATACCAAATGAAGGTAAAACATGTTATAGTAATCCAGTACCGGCTTCGGATTATGAAGGAACATTAGGAAGTATAGCAAGTAATTATTAGGGGTAGTTATGGCTTTTAAAGTAAATGGGGAATTTAATTTTCAACCTAGAGAATATCAATTACCATTCCTTGATGCAATGGACGCTGCTATCAAACGAGCAGTTCTTATCATGCATCGTAAGGCCGGTAAGACAATTCTATTGCTAAATTGGGCGATAGAACAAATGTTGTTACATGATGGTATAACTATTTGGCATACATTTAGTACCAAATCTGAAGCTAAAGATACTATTTGGCTTGGAAAAACTAAAGACCATAAATCATTTATTTCTTATTTTCCTAAAGAAGCTATTAAAGATATAAACAATACAGATTTTCGTATAACTTTTAACAATGGTAGTTCATACGTCTTAAAATCAACAGAAGAGTATGATAACCTTCGTGGCCCCGGTATAGATATCCTAATTAATGATGAATATTCCTATCAGAACGATTTGGCACAGGAAGTTTTGGAGCCTATGGTGTTGGCTTATAAAGGTATCATCATCTATACAGGAACACCTAATGGTCGTAACCATCTATTTGACGTATACAATAATCATCAGTTTGATAAAGAAAAATGGTTCTGTCAGATTTTAACAATTGATGATACAAGAGATGAATATGGCAACCCTCTCTTTGAGAATGAAGATATTGAAGATATGCGTAAATCAGGTAAATCTGAAGCATATCTACAGGCTGAATATTATTGTAGCTTCGATAAATCAGTAGAAACTGCATATTATACACAACAACTGGAAAAGGCTAAACAAGATGGAAGAATCGGAATCTTCCCTCATGTTCCTTCCTCTCCTGTCTATACTAGTTTCGACATTGGGTATAACGATATGACATCCATATGGTTTGCTCAAAAATGGGGAGGCCAGTTTAGGATTATTGATTACTACGAGAACCGGCAACAGTCCTTTGACCACTATGCTAAAGTTTTGAAGGATAAGCCATATAATTATTTTCAACATTATTTTCCTCATGATATTGCTAATCATGAACAGACAAGTGGTAAGACTAAAAAAGATTATATGGAAAGTTTAGGAATTAAACCAATTGTTGTTATTGAACGAGCAAAGAATAGAGCAGAAGTTATGTCAGGTATTGATAATGTTAGAACTGCTATTCCTAAATGTTATTTTAATGAAAAAACCTGTAAGGAAGGTTTAGCAAGATTGGCAGGATACCATGCAGGTTATAACGAGAAGAGGGAAGTGCTATTAGATTCTCCTGTTCACGATAAGAATAGCAATGGTGCAGATGCTTTTCGTATGCTTGCTGTTTCTGACTTCCTTGAAAACTTCAATGAACCAACGGAAACTCCTTTTGAGATGCCAAGCATTAAAAGAAATCACCAATTATAAATAATACCAGAGGTACTAAATGTCCTACAATGATGAAAAAGAACCAAAAGATGACAAAGAATTACTTCAAAAGCTTCGTAAGCGTATTGAAACAGATATCAAAGCCATAAATCAGATTCACAAAGATGCTACCGAAATGCAGTATATCCTATCTTTAGGAAAGCATTTTTCCTCTGAAGAAGATTATATTGAACGAAACGACCAACAGAAAGATAAGGTTATTTTACCTGTACTTAACCAGTATTGCAATAAAGTGTACGGTGAGATGACAAAATTTAAGATGTTTCCTAAAGCATCTCGTTCAGACCGTAAAGGTTGTGAAGCTGTTTCTAAAGTTATTGAAGGTCATATTCGGGAAATTCTTTATAATTCAAAGGCTGAAGAAGTCCTTGACCAAGCTGCTAAGAATATAATAGAGGCTGGTATTGGTTGCATCTCTGTTGACCTTGTTCAATCCGAACAGAATAAATTTGGTGTAGAAGTTAAAATTAAATCTGAACCTAATTTTCAAGCTGTCATCCCCGATGCTATGTCACAGGAAAGAGATTGGTCAGATGGTCAGCATGTAACAAGATTTTTCTATAAGACAAAAGAGGAATTCAAAAATGAATATTCTGATATTGAAATTCCAACTTCTGATGAATTTGAAAACTTTAGAGGAACAGAATTAGAAACATGGTATAAAGAAAATACAATTGCTCTCGCCTATCATTATGAAATTATTACTGAAAAAGAAAATTGGGTAAAGTTATCCGATGGTCAGGAATATTTAAAAGAGGAAGGCGAAGAGGTTATAAAGGAATATAGAGAAGCACAAAAGAAAAAGCAAGGTATAGCGGAATTTAAACAAATCTTACAATCTTCTATTCCTCAATCCCCTACTCCGGGAGTGATGCCATCTTCCCCTATGCAGAATCCCCCTGCATCACAAAATGGCCTACCCGGAGTTCCTTCCCCACAAAATCAACAAGGAGTTGGTACGCCCAATGGTCAAACTCCATCACCGATGAATCAGGTGGCTCCTAATGTTGAACCAGAAGAAGAGGAAATTGAACTTGAGATAGTTGATGAAAGAGAAATTGAAATTAAGAAAGTTCAATATTATTTGATGACAGGTAAAGAGATTTTAGAGGGGCCGGTTGAATGGAATAGTAAATATCTTCCTGTTGTATTCGATGTAGGTAGAGTAAGTTTTGTTAAGACAGAACGCCATGTAGAAGGTGTTGCAAATAAAGGAAAACATGGACAAAACATGGTTGACCAACATGCAATTGAATTACATGATGCATTGGATAGGTCAATCAAGGCTCAAGTTTATGTTACTCCTTCAATGTTAGCTGGTCTCAAACCTCAATGGGATAAGGCTAATGATGGTTCACAAATAGCTTTACCTGTTAATCCTGATAAAGAAGGTAAGATTCAATCACCAGTTCCAATTCAAAGATATATACCTGTTACGGAAATGCAACAATTAGGAAATTCAATGCAACTTATCCAATCTTCTATGGGTATGAGCAATATTGAAGCTGATAACAATCCTAATAATCAGAGTGGGGAAGCTATAAAGAAGAAACAATCATTCTCTTCACCTGTTGTTCAAGAATTTTTTGATATGCATTGGAAGTTTGTTCAACGATTAGGAGATATTTTAGTTGACCTTATTACTAAAAATTATGATGGTGAACGAGAATTAGTAACAAGAGAAATCAATTTGAGTGATAAAAAACATGCAATTGTTAATATTAAGGCAGGTAAGGCACTTCAAATTGTTAGAAAAGACCCTGATTTGTATTCTGCATTAGATATAGCAGATATAGAAAAGTTTATTGCTGAAAATGGTAAAGAAGCAATCTATAACTCATTGAAAGATGGAGAATATAAAGTAATAATCGAACCCGGATTGCCTACGCAGACAGCTAGACAGGAAGATGCAGTAGCTTTACAAGGTTATTTGTCAACAATTGGTATGGCAGATGATAGTAAATTGCTTGAAAAATATGTTTTTGCTAAAAAACTAGAAGGTACGGATGAATTGACTGATATTTATCGTTTAAAACTAATTATGAGTGGACTCATTGAACCTTCTGATGAAGAAGAAAAGAAGAAAGTACAGGAATTTTCTCAAAGACAGAAACAAATGATGCAAAATAATCCAAATTTCCTAATTCAACAAATGAAACTTGAAGAGAAGAAATTGGATGTTCAATTGGCTCAAATTAAGATGCAAACTGAACAAGCTAAGATGCAAGGCGCACAAGCAAAATCTGTACAAGAAGGTGCAAAAGCTAATAAAGAGATTAAAGGAACTGACCAAGATATTGAAGCTGTTGTTATGAGAGTTTTACAAAAACTTATGGGTCAAAATCAACAAATGTTGCAGTAAACGAATTAAAAATATTTAGATATAAATAATAGTGGTACATCAAGTTACCGAAACTGTCAAAATCGGGTGTTTCAAACTAAAGTTCACGATACTGTCAAAATCGTTATCCGTAAATCGGAGGTTTCAATGGCAACAACTAAGGAACAAGCAGAAGCAGCAGAAGCAAATGTTTTGAATCAAATGTTAGAAACTGAAGAAAAGAATAATCCCACTCAAAAGGAAACCCCTGTTGAGGATGTTGTCGAAGAGACAATTATTGAGCCTGAAGAGGTTCAAGAAGAAGGTCAGGAATCTAACGAAGTAGTACCCGAAGATGAACCAGAGGAACTAGAACCTGAAGTTGAGGAATTAGAACCTGAAGAAAATGTTCATAAAGAGGGTGAAGAAACAAACGAACCTGTAGTTCATAAGGAAAAGAAGAAATTAACATCAGCAGAAGCAAGATATTGGAAGACTAAAAGGATTCAGGAAGAAAATGCAAGATTAAAGGAAAGAATGTCCTATCTTGAAGGTAAGATTGAACATTTAGTTCCTCAGTCTACTACTGAACAACCACTTCAACCAAATATTGCTCCTCTTTCTAAGGATGTAGACGCACAGATACAAATTATTGAAAAGGCTTTTGAAGATGGTCAAATAGATTTTAATCGAAAGACAGCCCTTCAAGCCGCAGTAATTGTAAAAGGTGAGTTCGAACCTCAGATTAATGCCCAAAAGAAACAAAACGAAGTGGCAGAGAGAGTAGAAAAGGCACTTGTTAAGAATGAAGCAGTTTTACCCGGCCTTCGTCAAACAATTGCAAGTCTCAAAGGTACTAAATTAGGAAACGATACAATAATTGGTAACTTTGTGATTGATAATGCTGATAAGTGTGGAATGGATGTAGCATATTATTTAGCCAAACATCCATCATATTCTGCGGAACTTATGGATTTACCAGTTTATGAAAAAATTGCAAAATTAGTAGCTCTTGGTAATACTTTAACAAAGCCAAGACAGCAAGTAGTTAAAAAAACAACAAAGCCATCACCACAGATAAGAAATAGTGTTGGAGCATCAAACCAACGAAGTTCTAAGGATGATGATGACTACAGTAATACTTTTCGGAGTATTATAAAATAGAAAACAGGAGATTCAAATGTCAAATATTTATCAGACAACCACAAAAGTATTAGGTAAGGCACATGCCTATACTGAAGCAAATATGGCCTTCGTCAATAGTGTAAGAGATGCAAAGTATGAAAAGGAATTCGCAGTTCCTGGTGACAAGATTGGTGCAGTATTGCATGTTCCAATTGAAAATCAGATTCAACCATTCTATTCAAATGAATTCGTTGAAACCCCAATCGCTGAAACCGATGACACAATCACCATCAATAACTGGATTGGTGCTGGTGTTAAGAACATGGACTTAGACCTTGTATTATCAGTCAATAGCCCTGACTCACAATTCATTAAACCTTGCGGTGTAAGAGTTGCTGAAGAACTTGAAGCAACTTATATTCAGCAAGCACTTTATGATTGTGCTTTCCAAGTTGGTACTGATGGTACTTTTAGTACCTCACCCAATGCCTTGACTCCATTCACTCAAGCAAGAGAAATGCTTCATAACATGAAGATGGAATCAGGTGGTCATCACCTCTTAATCACAACTGGTATTACCAATACCGTAATCGGTGCTAACGTAACACAATATAACCCACAGAAGACAATTAGTGATGAATTCACAAAGGGTCGTCTAGGTCAAATGGCAGGATTTGAAACACCATTCGAATCAGTATTAGTTCGTACATTACCTACTGGTACTCGTACAATTAATAGCTTCCCAATCACAGCTTATACCTCTACCTCTATTACCATTAGCGGTGGTGCTTCACAAGCTGGTAATACTATTGCTCTTGGAGAAAACTTCTACATTAATGGTTGTTATATGATGACCAATAATGTACAGCAAGGTGTTAACTTTTGGGGTTGCGTAGCAGGTGCATCAGCTTCAGCAGGTGCAACAAACACAGCACTTGTATTCGATGCTTCTGGTAACTTAGTTGTTCCAATTAACACTTACATCAACGTAACAGGTGCTTCACAGACCATTAGTGCTACACCAGTTGGACAGAACGCAGTATTTCAAGGTTCTGCTTCCAGTAACTATAAGTTCGGTCTTGCGTATCATCCACTTGCCTTCTCATTTGTATCAGTAAAACAAATGAGACCTGCTGGTGCTGGTATGGTAGATTTCATGAACAAAAAGGGAATCAATATGAGATTTTGGGCAGACAGTAACATCCAGAATTCTTCTTCAATCATCCGTATTGATACAATGAGTGGTATGGGTTTCCATAAGGCATATCGTTATGTTCCCGGTATCAGAGTCGCAACAGCAAGCTAACAATATTGGTGGTGAATAAAATCACCACCATATTTTCACACAAGGAGAATTAATATGAGTGCAGGTACATTAGGTCAATCAAATAATAGTCAGTTTATGCTTTTGGATGAAGGCGGTTCTGCCGCACAGGACGGTGTAGGTCTTGGAATTATTCTTCCAGCTTATGCTAGTAACACATTAGCAAAAGCAGCAGGATTAGTAGCAGGGCAGTTTTATGTAAACAATAGCGGTGGTTTTTATTACATCTGTCAAGTCCAGTAATTAGTTTAAGAATCACACAATCTAAGAAGGGTTGGGTTATGAAAACCCGACCCTTTTTCTTTTGGTCATAAATATAGTAAAGGGGAAAATTATGAATGAAATTATTTATCCACGGTGGGTACATCATCCAGAAAAAGATTCAAAGCTTGTAGAGACTGAAGAGGAGGCTAAAAAATATTATAAGGATGGTTATCACCCGTGGCCTATACCAGAATTTAAAGGGGAATATGAAACTGAACCTGAAATTAAAGAAATAATTTTTGAAAATATGCCTGAAGAATCAATTGCTGAAATTCATTTAAAGATTAAAATTCTTCAAGACCAATTACAAAAACTTATTAATAAATTACCAGAGGATAAAGAAGATAAAAAGAAATTAGGAAGACCCAAAAAAGGAGTTTAAAAATGTCACAATATTATAATTTTACTTATGATTTAATACCTATAAATCAGGGAGGTTTAGCTTTTCCTCAAGAGTCAGACCAATCAAATGTAGGTGGAGTTGCAAAAGATACATTAACTAATAATAGAGTTTCTATAAATCACAATCATCAAGAGATTCATGATGGTGGAAGATTTTATGGAGTAGATTATGTAACAGGAATTGGGTCTGGTGTTACTTATATATATGTTATTATTCCATTGGATGTAACTGAACCTGATATTACTTGATATTAATGATGCCCAAGCTGGTGCTTTAGGTTCTATACAATTCAAGTAAAAACATTTAGTACAGGTGAACATTGGTCAATTTGGTTTGATTTGTATGAAATACCTGTATCTTAAAGGATAAATTATGGCTCTATATACAGCACAGGACATTATAGTAGGTGGATTACAAGAATTAGGTTTAGGTAGAGCAGAAAATTATGATACCACTAATGACCTTCAAAATAATCTACCTAAACTTAATAAAATAATTGCTCAATATTCAGTTGATGGATTACTTATACAGCAAACATTAGATAAAGGATTTATTTTAACAGGTGGTGTTGGAATTTATACAATTGGTCTTGGTCAAACTCCGGGGCCAAGTGTTTTCAATACAAGTCGTCCGTGGAAAATTGAATCAGCTTATATTGTAGATTCTTTTAATAATCATTATCCTATAACATTAATTCCAAGAGAACCATATCAAAATGAAGTAGATGTACAAATATCGCAATCAAGACCAACACAATTGTTTTATGATATAGGTTTAACTGATGCAACAAGTGAAATAGGTACAATAAAACTTTATTTAATTCCTGATTTTGCAGAACAATATACACTTCATATTGTCTCTATTAAAGAATTAACAAGATTTGTTGCTTTAACTGATACTGTATATTTTGATGAAATGTATATGAATCTTTTGGAAGTAAAACTTGCAATAAAAATAGCTAGAATGTACGGAAAAGGTGCTTTACTTCCTGAATTAAGGATTCAAGATACAATCAATGAAGGTATTGTATATAAACAAAACTGGCGTGATATTTCATTAGCTCCAAAATTAAAGAATTGGGGAAGAACAATGAATATATATAATTCAATGCCTAATAATTAAATGAAAGAATATAATGAAAATACCGTTTTTAGACAATTCATATACATCAAGGTCAAAGGATGTAGACCCAAGTGTTACAGTTAACCTATATCCAGAGTTTAGTCCACCAGATAGTAAATCACAGATTGCTTTAATCTCACGACCTGGTTTAACGCTTGTTGAAACATTATCTGGAATTAGCAGAGGTTGTTATTCATTTAATGGACTTCAATATCATATTGTTGGAAATCATATTGTTACCTATGACGGTATAAGTGTAGTTGATTTAACCAATGAATATTCTTTTCCTCTTTTACAAACTATTTCAGGTGACATTACAGGATTTACTGATAATGGATTAGCTCCGACAGGTGGAAATCAGATATTATTTTCTGACGGAACTTATGGTTATGTTCTAAATGTTAATCCTCAACCAATTATCAATGTTGTAGGTGATGGTGATGGTGCTTTTGCAGTTGCAGAATTGTCAGGTGGTCAAACTTCAATCATTGGTGGTGTCATTACTGAACTTAATATTCCATTTGGAAGTCCTTCAACTGGTTCCGGTTCCGGTTTCTTTTCTGCATTAGTTGATATAATCGGTGGGAATCCCATAACTCCAGCTTCATCAATCGCTATACTTGGTGGTGGTTCTGTTAATAATACCTTTATTACAAATTCAGGAGCTGGCTACTGGAATGGTATTTCTGGATTAAATGTTTATTTTGATTTACCAGATATAATTATCTCTACATCAACAACATCTGAAACAATTAGTGCAAGTAGTATCACATTAACTGTTTCAGCAGGATTATCTATAGTTAATGGTGAAAATTTATGCATTGCTAATGATTATGCTCATTATATGTATGGTACTGTTACCTCATATACTGGAACATCATTAGTTTTATCTATTACAGGAACAAGAGGTACAGGAACTTTTAGTTCATGGAAAGTATTTCCATATTCATCACTTGCTCTTGGTCAAATTAATTTTTCTAATGTTTCTACTGGAAAAATAACAGGAATTACTGTAACTCAAGTAGGTGCAGGATACATAAATATCCCACAGATTTATATAACTGGTGGTTCACCAACAATTAATTCTCAAGCAGTTTGTACTACTACAGGTTCAAGTATCACAGGATACACTTTATTGTCCGGTGGAACAGGTTATGGACGACCTCAACTTTCTCAATTAAAGATATCCGGCCCAAATTATCCTACCGACAGTCCTCAAGCAACTGTTGTATTAAGTAAAGGTGTATTAAGTACCGTTAATTTATCTGATAGTTCATATGTGGGATATCCTAATAATCCAAGTTGTTTAATTTTAGGAGTATCAAGTATTGGTGGTGGAGCAATTGCAACCGCAGAAGTGGATGCTCCAAGTACAAACGCAATTGTACTTCCTATAATTGTTTCAGGAGCTATTTCAAGTACCGTTGTAGAAAATGGTGGTGCTAATTATTCCACAAAACCAATTGCTACGGCTTATGACCCAACAGGATTAGGCTCTGGTGCAGTATTATCAGCAAATATATCAGGTGTTATATCATCAGTTGATGTTGTCAATGGTGGATTATATTATGTTTTTTCATTACCTCCAAGTGTTGTATTTACAGGTGGTGGTTACACAAGAATTGCGAAAGCACATGTTGTACTTAGTCCACCAAATATAGATACAAATGGTGTTGTATCATCAATTGTAATAGATGACCCCGGTGCAGGATACCAATATGCACCTATATGTTCTATAATCGGAGGATATTCAGAAGAAGGTGGTAGTGGTGGTCATTCAAGACAGGCTCAACCTACTGCTAATTTTGGTGGTCAATATATTGCAACTGCAACAGCAAATATTTCATCAGGTGTATCGTCTGTTCAAGTTATATCAGGTGGTGATAATTATTCTATATTTACAAATATTATAATTGCTAATCCAATAGTTAATATTGGTGTAGCTGCGGCAGGTCAAGGATTTAATCAAATTCCTAATGTTACTCTTGGTGCAAATGTTGCCACGGTCACAATCATTACCGGAGGTTCTGGATATATACCAAATTATAATTATTGGAATCCATCAACTGCATATGTAAATGGTCAGTATGTTTCTTTTGGAACAAATAATTATGGATGTATCTTATCTAACACAGGTCAACCACCAACTAATACAACTTATTGGACAGAATTAACAACTCCAATAAATTCACCTTCATGTTCTATAACAGGTAGTGGTGGAGAAGATGTACAAGCATCAACATATGTACATGTCTCTTCTGCTGGTGTAGTAGACAATATTATCATAATTTCGAATGGTTTGAACTATATTGGAAGTGTTTCTGTAGCAATTCAACCACCTGTAAGTGGTCAAACTGCTACAGCTACAGCTACATTATCAAGCGCAAATGCTACAGCAACAATTTCAAGAACCATTGATTATGTTTCAGTAACTAATGGTGGTGCAAACCTTTCTGATGTTCCTCAAATAACAATTACAGACCCTACAGGTACAAATGCAGAATTAACAGCAGTTGTTGAAGAAGGTCAAATTGTTTCTATTACTGTTAATTTACCCGGTTCGAACTATACAAATCCATCTTTATCATTTTCAGGTGGAATAGGATTTTTATCAGCTTCAACAGGAATTATAAGTTGTGTTGGTTATCTTGCATCTGTAGGAATCATTGGATATGGTGGAGGTTCAACATTATTTCAAACAAGTTATACTAATGATTTTACAATTTGGCCTGCATCTTCTTTTAGTGCGAAGTTTGTAAATAGTGACCCTCTTATCTCTATTGGTGAAATAAATGGTTATCTTGCATTAATTGGTAAATCATCTTTTGAACTTTGGAATATTACAGGAACAACTGGTTTTCCTTTCCAATATTCTTCAACAATAGATAATGGTTGTGCTGCAATCAACACTCTTGTTGATACGGATAATACTTTATATTGGCTTGCGAATAGTAGTGAAAAGTCTTTTGAAGGTATTGCTCGTTTTAACGGTACTAAAGCTGATATTATATCTACTTCTGATATCAATTATGAAATATCTCAAATGAGTGTTATATCGGATGCAGAGGCATACGCATATACAGATTCAGGACATAATTTCTATGTAATTACATTTCCATCTGGTAATAAGACCTATGTTTTCGATACAGCAACGACCAAGTGGCATAGACGCTCTTTTTATACAGGAAGTCTTTACACTTATGGTCGTGAATTAATACAAAATTATATATTTTATAATGGTAAGCATTATGTAACAGATTATTCTAATGGGAATATCTATGTTTTCGATAATTCAAATTATACAGACAATGGAAATCCTCTTGTCAGACTTCGTATAACACCACCAATTGTTGATAAAGCTGATTATAACTTTTTAACATTCGATTTATTAGAAGTGAATATGACTACTAATGTTACTTGTGTTTCCAGTATGAGTGCTGAAGCAATATTAAGTTTCTCTGATGATAGTGGTTATACATTCTCACAAGATTATCCATATTACATAGGAACAATAAATAATACATGGGGTAATCGTTTAAGAGCAACTTGGAGAATGTTAGGACAGTCACAAAATAGAGTTTTTAGATTGGTATTTTCAGCACCAATACCTGTTACTCTTGTGTCAGGATTTATTATAGCAATGAAAGATGATATTTAATGGCTAAAACATTCCCTTTTCATGCACCATTAGTAGATGTGAAAACTGGAAAAGTCAATATGACTTCTCCGTGGCTGGATGTTTTCCGAAATATTGGTCTTTCTACTGATGATGTTCAAAATGCAATAACTAGTAGTTTTAATGCAACTATTCCAACTTTGATTGTTGGTGGAACAGGGTCAAATTCTATTCAAGTTGCTCCTAATGGTGTTCAGGCTTCACAAATTTCTTCTGTCAATGCTAATGTTATAACTGGTCAAATAACTGCTAATCAGATTGATACTATTACCGTTGGACAATTGACAGGTTTGATTCAAGCCGACCAAATTGGAAATGTTGATGTTTCAACATTGTTAGGTTCTATCTCTGCTTATCAAATTTCAACAGTTAATGTTTCCTCACTAGTTGGTACAATTAGTGCCGGAATGATTGGAACAATTAATGCCTCACAAATCACAGGTGAGATTCAATCTTCACAAATAAATACAATTTCTGCTGGTCAAATCACAGGTTCAATAGTTGCAGGACAGATTGGAAGTGTTAATAGTTCATCGTTGGTTGGTAACATTAGTGCTTCACAGATTGGTAGTGTCAATACTTCTTCATTGGTTGGAAATATATCAGCAGGTCAAATAACTTCTATTGCTGCTAATCAAATCACAGGTTCAATAGTTGCAGGACAGATTGGAAGTGTTAATAGTTCAGCATTGGTTGGTAATATATCTGCCTCACAAATTGGTTCTGTTAATGCAGCATCAATCACAGGTTCTATTATTGGTGGTCAAATTGGTAGTGCCACAATAACAAATACAAATATTGCTTCAGGTACGATTTTAGGAAGTAATATATCAAATGGTACAATTACAGCAGCAAACATTGTCAATGCTACATTAACATCTATTCAAATTTCAGCTACAGCCGGAATTACTGGTAGTCAATTAGCTAATAATACCATCACAGCAACACAAATTGCTAATGCAACAATTACTAATGTTCAAATAGGAAGTGGAACTATTACTGGTGGTAATATAGCAAATACTTCCATTACCGGAGCAAATATTGCCAATGCCACAGTCACAACTGTACAAATATCAGGTGGAACAATATTAGCTTCAAATATTTCTACAAATGCTAATATTTCTGGTTCACAATTAGCTAATGATACCATCACAGCAACACAATCATCACAAAGTTTAGTTACAGATAATCTTATATTAAATCCCGGTGCTGAAGATGGATTAGCAGGATGGAACCCTGATTATTTTGGTAGTTTGGGATGTGGTGTAAGTACAACAATATCATCAGCAGGACAAAATTCATTTACTTTAGTTTCAAGTTCTACTATAGATGCTAAAGTAATTCCTCTTTCTCAAGGTGATGCATATACAGTTAGACTTAAAATGAGAGGAAATACATCAGGAACAAGTGGTGTATATATAAGAATGTTAGAAGGTAATGCACCACCTTCATCATTTATTCTTCCAACAAGTGCTTCAAATCTTCCTGATTATTTTACTGGTAATTTTGGAACAGGATTCACTCAAGGTGAAACTTCTGAAACTATAATACTTGGCCCGCTTGCACTTACAACAGGATTCAGTATTTTTGAAGGAACATATACTGTTCCAGCAGGAATTAAATGGGGTTGTCTTTCAGTTCAACAATATCTTCCTCAAGGCGCACCACCTACAGTTTATTTTGATGAAGTAGAAGTAAGAAAACAACTTACAAGTCTTAATATTAAAGCTAATACAATTACGGCAAATAATATTGCGAATTCTACTATTACAGGTACATTAATAGCGGCAAACACAATTACAGGGTCGAACATTGCCGCAAATACCATTGTAGCAACTAATATTTCTAGTGTAAATGCTTCAGCTATTACAGGTTCTATAAATTCGACTCAAATAGGTTCAGTAAGTGCTTCTGTTATATCTGGTTCTATTAACTCAAGTCAAATAGGTTCAGTAAGTGCATCTGTTATCACAGGCTCTATTACTTCAAGTCAAATTGGCTCGGTATCTGCCTCTACAATCACAGGTTCTATAAATTCAAGTCAAATTGGCTCGGTATCTGCATCTACTATTATAGGTTCTATTAACTCAAGTCAAATTGGTTCTGTTAATGTTTCTACACTTGTTGGAAATATATCAGCTTCACAAATATTTTCAGTTAATGCTTCTTCATTGGTTGGAAATATATCAGCAGGACAAATTAACACATTAACAGCAGGTCAAATTACAGGTACATTAAATTCAACACAAATTGG